GTTTGCGGCTCCTCCTCAAACTCGCCGCCGCAGGTATCGCTCTCCCACCATGTCGTTTTGTGGTAGTTGAGCGCGTCCTCCTTTGAGGGCCAGGGGTCCACGCTGGCGGGGAACTGGTGCGGAATCTCGACGGTATAAAAGGCGCTCACGGCTTCACCTCCTCGGCGGCGTCTTCCAGCAGGGACTCGGCAACCTCCCACCAATTCACGGTGGCGAGCGCGTAGCCGGTGAGGTCGTTGATGACCCCAGACCCCTCCGGTACGCGCTCCTCATGCACGGAGCGCAGGAGGGCGGCGACGTCATGCGCGGGCTCTCCGCCGAGGGCTGCCTGGAACTCGGCAATCTCGGATGCGGCCTCGCGCCAATAGGCTTGCTCGCCCTCATCGTTGTCGATCCACAGTTTGACGAGCCATGTAGCCCGGTTCGTCCAACCGTTGTATTTCGTGTCGTTCACGCTGTTTCCTTTCGTCGTGGTTTCGGTTTCGCCCTGCCGGGCTCATCAGGCGGGCGGCATTAGCCCGCGACCGGGGGCCGGAGCCCCCGCGCTCGCTCATGCCTCCCCCTCGCCGTACAGCATCTCAAGGGAGGAGATCATGGAGGCCAGTTCTGCCACCTTCTCCTGATAGTGGCTCACGGCGGCGGCATCCGCCTCATGCTCCGCGTTGGTCAGATCGTCCCGCGCCTCGCTCAGCTCTTGGCTCAGATGCTGGGCAATGGGGTCGAGGAGTCGGGCTAGGTCGAGCCTGGCGCTGCTCATGCCTGCACCTCCGCGCCGCAGGTGCCGTCCATCAACATGGGTGCCCCGCACTCGACGCAATCGAGCAGACCTGTCGCCGCATCGTAGATCGCCATGGGAGTGGCCTTCGACGGATCGTTCTCCATGTCTTCGTCCACCCAGTAGCCGCACTTGCAGGGGATGACTTTGGCGAAGCGCACTCGCCAGACCGTGCCGTGGTCTTCCGTGGCGCTCATGCCTGCACCCCCTTCGCCTTCCACGCGGCGATGGACACCGCGCACCGCGCCTCATAGTCCTCGAAGGACTCGCCCTTGATGGGCTCAGGGATCGCAGGGCAGTTGTGAAGATCGAACTCCACCCCCTCGCCGTGCGCGTTGCCCGCGAACCGCTCGCCGCAACCGTTACAGATCAGGGCGCTCATGCCTGCCCCTCCTCGCACCCGTCCCAATGGGAATCGGGGATGTCCCTGAAGCCGGGGCATCCGGGGGCGCACCTCGGATGATGGGGGGCCTGCTTCACAACCTCATCGTGATTGCGCCCACAGGTCTCGCAACGGTCTGCCTCCTCCGGGGGGATGGCCTCAATGCGCTGTCCGCTAATGTCGCGTCCGGTATGGCGGGCAGCCGCTCCAAGATGCTCGGTGCAGAGGACCGTCCCGCCATCGCAGCCCCACAGGGCACAAGTGGGATCGCTGGCGCTCATGCCTGCCCCTCCACTAGCTCCCACTCAACAAGAGCAACCGCGATGGGGTCCGAGAGGAAGGTCCAGAGTTCGTCCACCCTGCGGGCAAGGTGGGGGCACTCCTCGTCTGAGAAGGTGCGCTCCCCCGTGCCCACGTCGATGATCTGATCGGGCGCGTCATCGAAGTGGAAGGCGAGCCCATGCACCCACAGGGTGCGAATGAATGCGACCGCCTCGCCCTCGCTGGTGATCGGCTGCGTGGGGTCGAAGCCCTCGCGTCGGTTCAGTACGCTCATCGCTGTTTCCTTTCTGAGGCAGGCCCTAATGCCTGCGTCTGTATATGGGATACCATAGGCTTCGACAGCCTGTCCACCACTAATGCAGGGCGTTTGTGAGAGTCTACACTATGCCACCATAACCCCCTGCCAGCACTACACTTGTGGGACCATATACCACTTGTAGTGGGTAGGGGGCTGGGCATACACTCTGGAGTGTGACAGACGATACACCCAAGGGGGCTACGGCGGCGGACTGGGAGGGGCGGGGCCTGACCGACCAGCAGAAGGTGTGGCTGGCGGCTCTGGTGAAGTCCCGCAAGCACGGCACGGCAGACAGGGCCGCAGGCGTCTCACGGATGACCGCTTGGCGTTGGAGGCAGAAGGACGGCCCGCTGGCCGAGGCATACGCTTCCGCCCGGGCACAGCTCCTAGACGCTCTAGAGGATAGAGCCATGGAGCTGTGCGAGAGGGATGACGCGCCGCAGAGCGCCACCGTCCTGCTCCGCACTCTCCAGGCTTTCAGCGGTAGCTCGCAACGCTGGAATCCGAGGATGGATCACAAGGTCTCGGCTGAGCTACTCCACGATCATGTGAAGAGGGTGACGCGAGAGGGCGCTGACGGGGAGCCGGAGGAGTGAGGGTGTGGAAGGAGCATCGCACGCTAGAGGGCAGGTGTGCGACCGTGCACCGGTTCCCCTCGCACGACGGTCGCCAGCACCAAGCCTCGCCAGGCTGCTGGTGCAAACCGCAGGTTGACGCCCGGCTCTGTCCCGGTGCCGAGGGCATACAGGTAGTGACCGTGGCCCACCGGCCCGAACTGCTCACGCTCCGCGTCCCCGACGCTCTGCCTGAGGACTTGGGAGGGGGGAGGCTATGACTTGGGGACCGCTCGGGGATGGGCGGGGCGCTCTCCTCTCCCTCTCTCTCTCACGCCCTGCAAGGGGTGCAGAAGGGCACGGGGCATCGAGTCGGCCCATCCTGTCACCGTGCCGCCGCCGTGGCTCTGGAGGGGCAGGGAGAGCGTGTGGAGTGATGGCCTCGAGCATCGTGCAGAGAGTCGGACCCCGAATCGCGTTTCAAGCATTCAATAATACCCGAAGACAGATTTTTTCTCTTCCTCCCCCCAATAGGAAGTTGCATTTAGCATGGTGAACAGGGTTTCTCCCCAGGCTGTGTTGTTGTTGTTCAACTTGCTGAAGGGGACAACGCCGATCACGAAGCAGGCTCCTCCTGTGCGTGCGGTGATCTTGGGTGCTGCGTCTGATGTGGAGAATGACTTTAGCGGTGCAGCGACGGTGAGCGCGATATCGGCGTTGGATCTCTACAACGACGGTGGTGCTGGCCCTTACCGGGCTGATGCGACGGTGACGATGGAGGTGTCTGGTTCGGTGTTATTGGTCAAGCTCGCCTCTGGGATCACATTTACGTCCGTCGCCGCTACTGGCGATGGGGGTACAGCGGACTTGGCTAAGTACGTCCTTCTGTATCTCGTTCAGGAGGACCCGGAGAGTGATTCAAGCAGCATCCCGTTTGCGTTGTTCCAGCCTGATTTTGTGGGTACGCCGCCGGATGGGACGAACTACGCGTTGACCTTCCCTACTACGGGGGCGATTCGATTGGAGACGGCATGACATGGCGGTCACATTTGCCTTCACCGCGCCGATCACGGCATCGTTCGCGGCCTACCCGCCCCTTGGATCTACGACCGAGCGGTTGGGTTCCGTGGCCCAATGGGCGACGAGCACCGTCAAAGCGCAGTGGGCGACCAATGCGGGGCCCATTGGGGGTGGAGCTGTGAACGTCCCTACGGCCCAGATCATGGAGGGCACTCGGCCTCATTTCGTGGCTCGGGTGCTTTGGCCTGACGGGTCTGTGGTAGCGGCGGCGGACATCAACGGGTCGGGCACGCTCAGGATCTACCGTGAGGGTGACGAGACGGAGACGGTCGTGGACAGTCAGACGGTGGTGGTGGGCAAGTTCGTCGCTTTGACCACGGACGGGTACTGGACAGCCGATTCGACGGGGTACAACTTCCGCTATCAGGTGGACGCTGATGCGTCTTTCCCCGAGGGCGGGGAGAGCTACATCTGCCAGTTCACTTTCACGGGTGACGAGCCGTATGGGAGGCTGCTCTTCCAGGGCCGGATTGTGACACGCGGAGACCTCACCGCATGAGCCAGACGGTCGTGCATGAGTATTGCCCGACGGGTGCGGCTGACGCCCTGTTTGACATGACTCACCCTGAGATCCTGATTGAAGGACCGGCGGGGACGGGCAAGACCAGGGCTATTGCGGAGTACATCGACTCCGTGTGCATGGAGAACCCCGGTGTACGCATTCTCGTCTTGAGAAACGTCCGAGCTGACTTGGCCGAATCCGTGCTGGTCACGTTCGAGAAGGAAGTCTGGTGGCCCGGACACCCCTGCCTTGTCCCCGAACGCAGCCGAGAGCATCGGCATTCGTATATTTATCCAAACGGGTCTGAGATCGTCCTGGGGGGATTGGACAAGGACACCCGCCTCTACTCCACGCAGTACGACCTTGTGTGGGTCGAAGAGGCCATCGAGATCAGCCGCGAGTCCTGGGACTATCTGGCTCGCTGCAACAGAAACAACAAACGACGAGCGGCGGACGGGGCTCCGATCCAACAGCGGATCGCAAGCACCAACCCAGGGCCAGAGTTTCATTGGCTCAATCGCACCTTCCCGCCGGGACGGAGAACCTCCCCGCCGCCGCCTCACGATGGGAGAGTCCGCCTGCTCTCCAAACACGACGACAACCCCTCCCTGGAAGAGAGCTACCTCAAGATCCTCTCCTCCCTCGAGGGCGTGCCCCGCAAAAGACTGTTTGAGGGCCAGTGGGTGGCCGAAGAGGGTCAGGTCTGGCCCATGTTCGACCCGGCCATCCACCTGATCGACGAGAGCGAATGCCCTGAGTTCAACTACTACTTCGCCTCGATGGACTTTGGGTACAGAAACCCAGGGGCCCTCTGGGTCTGGGGGGTGGATAAGGAACTCAGGATGGTTGGAGTGGCGGAGGTGTACCGAGTAGGGAAGAGCCTCGACTGGTGGGCCGACGCTGTATGCGATCTCCACCACGAATACGGGCTGTCTCGGGTCATCGCAGACTGCGCCGAGCCTCGGTCCATTGACTTCCTCAATGACCGATTGGGCCCGCCGGGGGGGAGGGAGGCCGAGCGGATCGTGCAGGGCTCGGACAAGGGGCGCGGGCGGCTGCACGGGATCAACCAAGTCCGAGACCAGTTCAAACCAGACATCGACGGCATCCCCGGCATCAGGTTCGTCCACAACGCCCTGCGCTACGGGAAAGACCCAATCCTCTCCGAGATGATGCGCCCCACTTGCACCGTCGAAGAGATCCCCTCCTACATCTTCCTCAAGCACAAGGACGGACGGGAAGACAAAGAGGCACCGGACCCCTCATGCACCGACCACGGTTGCGATGCGACCGTCTATGGGGCCGTCTGGCATTGGCGCAAAGACCTAACAACCCTCGAAACCATCGGGGGATACGCCCCCGGCAGTCTCGGGGACATCCTGGGACACTCCCAGAAAATGGCTAGGGCACGCAGGAACTACTGATGGCACTACCGGACACACCTCAAGAACTGATGATGAATGTCCGCGCCTCAGAGCGGTTCCGCAACACCCGACTCGCGGTGTTCGAGAAGAGCGTCAAGGCGTATCACTCCCCATTCTTCGCCAACGACCTCGGCAACGACGATGAGCTGGACTACAACCCCGAGAACCACACCTACGAGCTGGTCTCGTACATGGTTCCCCAACTGGTCTACAACAACCCTCGGGTCGTTGTCAGCACACGGCGAAACGAACACCGCACCGTCGCGCAGGGACTCCAGTACGCCCTGAACCGCTGGATCGCGGACAACAACCTCGCCCAAAACCTGGAGGGTGTCGCCCACGATATGCTCTTCAACTACGGCGTCCTGCACATCACCGAGACCGACAACCCCAGCGTCGGCCTCTTCGATGCCGGATCGTCTCCGCTCTGGCCCAAACTCGAACGAGTCTCACAGAAACGCTTCATTCGTGACCACATGGCCCTCTCAATGGAAGAGTGCCGCTACATGGGCCACCAATGGATCATCGACAAAGAGGACTTGCTCCAGATGGCCGAAGAGGGCGAGGACGATGGCTGGCTGCCCGATGTCGTTGCAGGACTCCCCACCGGATTCGGGACAGACAGCAGCCTCCGAAACCAATCCGGCGATGATGACCCCGACCGCAAAGAGGTCGTGATCTATGACATCTGGGTGCCCGAACACCAGGGGACAGAGTCCAAAGAGGACGGGTTCAACGGCACGATCTACACGATTGCCGTAGCGACGGGCGCTGATGAGTCCGAAGTCATCGACTTCGTGCGCGAGCCCCGCGACTTCTACGGCCCCAGGTGGGGACCATACGCCGTCGCGGACGTTTGGAAAGTTCCCGATGACCCCTACGGGCTCTCACCCCTCGTCGCCACCGAAGGTCAAGCTCGAGACCTCAACAGACACGCTCGAGCCTCCTCGGACATGGCCGCACGCTACAAGCGCATGATCCTGGTGGACAACACCGACGGCGATCTGGTCGAGAAGATCCAGTACGGCGAGAACGATCTGGTCATCCCGATCTCCGGCATCGAAAAAGACAAGGTGATCCAGATTGAACTGGCCGGGATCACCGCACACGAACTCTCGTACCTCCAGCTTGCCCGCGACAGACTCGACCGCAACTCCGGTCTGTCCGAAGCCAAACGCGGCAACGCATCCCAAGGTGCGACGGCGACGGCGGAAGCCATCGCTGACGAGGCGCTAGATATCCGCACGGACTACATGAAGCAGAAGTTCCACCGCATGGTGCAACAAGCTCTCAAGACCGTCGCGTGGTACATCGCCATGAACGACCAAGTGCGTATTGCCCTACACCCGTCGGAGGGTCAGGCGTTGGGAGTGGAGGTGCCGGAAGCGGGCCCGGTCATGTACCAGGGTGGGGACCTGACTCCGATTCGCGGTGGAGGGTTTGATGACTTGGAAATCTCCATCGAGCCCATGTCGATGGAGCGTGTCACCGAAG